GGAGGTGTCATCATTCAATGAAAAAGCCAAAACATCGAATGCTTACACCAATATACTATCACATGCCGAAGTACTTTTCAAGCAGTACCTGGAATAAATATTCTTCAAAATATACACGACCGTTCAGATAGGCATTCCAGAGCCATGAGTATGATCTCAGGAACCTTTTCAGGTCCGTTGCTCCGGACGTGTATGTCTGGCACTGACCGGAGTGGTGATCGGTCACATAGTACTGATTGCCGGCTTTGTGCTGATAGACGGTTATCTCTCCGACTCTGACAAGCGGTCTGTACTCTGACAGCTTGGCTGATCTGACCAGCGTCAGGTCAACATCTACGAACTCATTATCCAGAGCCATCTTATTGAATTGCGAATACTTAGTCAGCTTATAAAGTGCTGTCTCAGCCTTTTGCTGGCTGATAGGCGAACGTTGTGGCAGGTACAGGGCGATTGACCTTTCTTTATCGAAATATTGCTCCTGATGGTTCTTCTGCATTCTGGTGGCGACAGTAACAAGGCCCAGCTCTATCATCAATGGATTGGCAATATCCTCAGAGTTGGCCATGGCCAGAAACTTGATTGGTGGTTCACCTTTCAGTTCACGGTTTCTGTTCATTGATTCGTACATGTTGAGGATGGCCTTGCCTTCTTCCTTGATAGGCTTATCCTTGGATTCCTTTATGAACTCATCATAAATCCAGAGCTTGACATCTGAAGCGTCAAATCCACGCATATTGGAGAAAGTGGAGACCGCTGCTATGATACCAAACGGAACATTATCCATGTGATATTCTCCGGAATCAATGTCACGGAATGAGTCATAGAAACCGAAGACTTTCGGGCCGATCGGAGCAACCTGAACATTCCAGTGCATGTCATTATTAAGGACCTTGTATGGATTGAAGACCGGCTGCTTGATCAGGTTGACTTGCTCCTGAGTCCGTCTGGAAAACATAAACTTGATGTTGTTTTCCTTGACATACTTCAAAGCACCGTATGTCTTTCCGGTTCCACGTCCGCCTACTATGATGTTGAATGTGTATTCATTCTCCAGCACACCGGGGATGTTCAGATAACCGTTATCTAAATATAATTTCATAGATACCTCCTAAAATGGAAGAAGAGGGATTCGAACCCTCATACTCTGTATCATAGTTTTTTCTGTGCGCACTCAGCTCTCTACCTCTTGAGATATTCTTCCATGAAGGCCCATATAGGGCCTGTAACTTATTTGCGAGCCTTTGGAGCAACTTTTCCGCCGCCAGCGGTTGAATTATCGCCTTTATCTTTTCGTGCACTGGACAGGAACTCTACACGTTCTACATTGACCTCAGTCACGTATCTCATGATTCCCTCGTATTTAGGATCCTCAAAGCTTCTGTTCTGCAGCTTGCCTTCTACTGAGATCATGCTTCCCTTGGAAGTATAGGCTTCCATGGCGTCAGCGATCTTCTCCCACGCTACGCAGCTGATGAATACAGCCTTGTCGTTTCCCTCAGCGTCCTTGCCTTCATTGATGGCCAGATTGAAACTGCAGACGGATCTTCCGTTCTGAGTCTTTCTGATCTGGATGTCATCTGTCAATCTTCCAACTAATAATACTTTGTTCATAATGTCCTCCTTTAGTATTTTATCTTAGTCTTGAAATATTTCAACCGCTCGCAACCTTCAATGATTCGGCGGTACTCTTCTGTCAGTCCCAGAGTGTAAGTTGACTCTCTGATGACTGCGTTACTGGTGACGGTCAGCTTATGACCATCAACTTCTATCTCGGAGATGGCCGGTCTGTCATTATAGATGATCTCAGCTCCTCCGCCTTTCCGGAAAACGAATCCGGATTTAAATGCTTCTATGCCGCCATTTTCCAGCAGCTCCTCGGCTCCCTTTTTCTTGTCAACTCCGGCAATAGTGATGTGAAGCTTGCCATCCATGTCTTCATAGACATATTTCTTGGCTCCCATGGTGGAGAATCGCTTGTAAACTCCATCAACTTCCCACTCGCCCATGTAGTGAGTGACACCGTTGGGATCTGTGGCCTTTCCGCCATTGATCTCCGCCAGCCTTCTCTTTTCGGCATTGTACTCTTCCATCTTCAGCTCTTTCGTGCTCTTGACAGAATCCGTATCACAATAGACGAAGTATGGACCGGCGGCGTCAATTCCCTGCTGAAGCTCGTAACGGGCCCACGCTGTACACCAGACTCCCCATGCGTAATTGAGGAACGGTTTCTTTTCGGCTTCCATGAGCAGCTGTTCAGGAGTCTTACTCAGATCGGGAACGAACTGTTCAGGTGAATCAATATCGAAGAGCATGGAGAACTTGACGGGATCCTGTGCACACATCCCATACAGTGAGTTCAACTTGTTCTTGGATTTGGTATAGAGAACTTCCATGCCTTCAACGTCCTTCAGAGTTGTCTTGGCTTCATAGTAGTGGATAACTTCAGCTATGAATGTCGGCGGCAGATATCCATATCTGGAATAGAACACCTGAATAGGACAGCAGTCATCAAAGACGTAATGTTCCAGCACGATCTGCAGGTCTATGTCAGTCAGTGATGTCTCAATATAGCTCGCTTCCAGTATTCTTCCATTATCGAACTCACCATCCCGGATGTTCCTGCACTTATCTCTTGAAAGATAAGGACATCCATCAAACTCGTCAGCCAGCCGGATATTGGTGAATGCTATCCTCATCAGAACAGCCTTTCCCCATGTTCCTAAGATCTTGCACAGCTTTTCAAATGAGCAGTCAGGCTCTTCATACCAAGGACCAACCGGGAACTTGTGGTTGACCAGAACTTCCGGATAACTGGATGATCGGTCAATGGAATAAACATTGTCAAGGATCTGCGTACTGTAGAAACGATTCCCGTGCGTGTTGCCGCCGCGGAAGGCCTCTCTCAAAATCGTGTAAACTTCAAAGGATGGCTGCTGTCTCTGACGGTATTCCAGAGTTGTGTGTCTCAGAGCCTTCTTGGCGTCTCTTCTGACGTAGCCGGTGGATGTAAATGGTATAGAGTAGAGATTATCACCATCATGCTCCATTTCAACGTATAACGCTTCCACAAGGCCCTGAACGTCATTGACACAGTATTCCAGCTCCTTATCATCCAATGGAGTCCACGGGTATCTGATCTTGTCATAATCCAGAGTTGTCTTCTTATGTTCAACTCCCATCTTATCAAGGAATGTCTCTAGCTTCATATTGGAATGGTAGTAGGAACAACGGAACTCCAGATGACCGTACATGGAGCACTTCAGCACCTTGCGGTGATCTGTGGCGAATACTTCCTCAGCTGTGAAAGGATAGATTCCCTTGAGAAACTGAAACTCGTATTCAGTAGCTGAGATTGTGAACGTAAATGACAAACCATTCTTTATTGTCACAGCAGTCGGCTAATCTCCGGCTGAAGCGTTCCCATTCATCCCAGCTTCTTCCAATGACAGTCACCTCCTTCCCAATCTGGAATTGCCAGATGTACATGATGGACTGCTCAATGTCCTTCAGCCGGGTGGTCTCAATATCGAAGGCCATGATGATGTCCTTGTATCTGACTCCCTGTCTGCTCCTTGGATTCCCTTTCTTTCGCTTCTGGACCGGCAGCAGCTTCATCTGTGTAAAATCATAATCGTCTGCTGCTATGATCATAACTATCTCCTTTTCTTCAATGCCTTATTAAGCATTTTCTGAGCCATGCCTGATGAGATCTTCCTTTTGTTTTCTCTGGTCGGCAGCAGGTCCATTTCCTTGCGGTGTTCATACCAGTAGTCAACGTCGTTGATCAGCGACAGTCTGCTGATTCCGACTTTTTCTCCCATCTCCCATAACTGGAAGACGAACTCTGACGGGTACATCTGAGCGGTGACCGCTGACCGGAACTCCTCAAGGAAGTCATAGAATGCCGGGAGTCTTTCCTTAGTCAGGAACTCTGGATCTTCCAGATAGTTTCCGAAGAACTCTACATCCTTCTTGATAGCCTGCTTCATGCCGGTTCTTGTTGACATAGGTTTTGCTAAGAACTGACTGACTCTGGCCAGCTGCTTCATGATCTTGTCACGGTCTCCCCGGAGCTCTGATACTTTCGGGAATCCACCTTTTGTGAGGCTTCTGATCTCTGTTGACTGTTTGAGATATCCGCCGGACTGCAGGCTCTTATAACGTCTCATGCCTTCCTTCCGCATGGCAGCATACTCTTTCAGCATGGATTTTCCGGTACGTCCGAGAACTTCCAGCAAGGTGTAGTTATAGACTGGATAAGTTTTCATCGATTTCTTCCTCCATCACGTCCATCTCATCCAGAGCATGACGGATTAATGCCCGGATGATCTCGCTTGCCGGCTTGCAGTTGATCTCAGACAGTTCCTCGATCTCCTGTCTCATCCTGTCGTCAATACGGACCGCTATTCTCTTAGTCTTCTTTGTCGGCTGATACATAGTGATCCTCCACCAGCTGCATTAAGATATTGACAGCATGGTCAATCATTTCGTCTGTTGCCTTGCGTTCTTTGGCGTTGTCGGCCAGCAGACGGACAGCGGTAACCGCTAACTGATATTCAAGGTTATTCATCTTCTTCCTCCTTTCCTTCTTCGTTATATGCTTCAATCAGATTCATCACCTGATTATAAGACATATTTTTATAGTCGTTAAGTGTGTATTCAATCTCCGGTTCTCTCCAGAGTGCATAACATCCAGCACATAGCAGGTCAATGTATGCTTCCCTCGGAAGCTTAGTAGCAATATCAACTATCTTTTCTCTGTTCATTTTCCTTCTCCTTCCTAGCCAGCACGTAGCCGACATCATAACCATCCTCAAGGATGATTCCTACTCCCTTGAATACTTTGTCCAGGCTGTTATACAGCACCTGATAGGCAGCTATTGAAGCCAGAATGCTGTCACGGTCAGGACCGGACATCTCCTTGCATTCAATATCCTGCTTGAGTTTCTCAATCTGGATATCCAGAAACTCCTTCAGATCTTTCATGTTAATGTAATGATTCATTTAATCTCCTTTCATATACACAGTTCAGCTGATAGGTCCGGTCATCCGGCTTCACGTTGGAAGCACTGACAATGTTGTTGCACTTGTCAACTACCACATACCTGACAGTTGTCGTCTTCAGAAAGTTCTTTATCTCCCGGATCGCTTTCTTCATTCTTGTCCTCCATTTCTCTGATGAATCCCAGAGACTCGGCGATTGCCGGGACGTCTTCAGGATCCATCTTTCTTCCGTTATTCTCGGAGATCAGTCTGGCACATTCCTCATTGTCGATCAGACCGTTTTCCCAGTTCCTCAGGATGAGCTTGTCACGCTGAGCAGCGAATGCGTCATGCTTCCATCTGTAACGCTTCAATTCAATTCCTCCTTTCTGAATGTTACATATAAACCGGCTATTGCCAGTATGAATCCGGCCAGTGACCAGAGGATGGAAGATCCATTCATCCATGAACCTTCCACCACGCTGCAGCCGATTATTACCAATGCTATTCCCACCATTTTGTGATCTCCGTGTCATAGCTGAATGGCCATGGCATTTCCTTGAGTAGTTCTGAGTAATCTCTATCAGAGAACTTAGAGATCAGATACATGTCTTCATAAGCATGTTCCTTGAATTCATCTGCCATGCTTCTGGCTGTTTTATCTTTCAGATCGCTGTCAATATACTCCTTATAGTGATTGTGAGCAGTGACCAGATTGCCATAAGCACTCTCGTAGATCTCCTTAACAACTTCATTCATAACTTCTTTTAATTCGGTTTCTTTCATTTCCTTAACCTTCTTTCTGATTCTATTATAGCATACTGTTGCACACTGTCAACCACTTTTTTCAAAATATTTTAAATATTTTTATTTTGTTAACCGGTTGACAAAAATATGCTATAATACTATATTTAAGGTAGAGGAGTAACTGCACATAGGACAGGGCCGGAAGCCCGTGCATGATGTCGTCCAGCGTCACGAGGTTGCTCCTCTTATTATTTAATAGGAGGAAATAACATGGATGAGATTTTACAGGCTGTAAGCACTCTGGGATTCCCTATCGCCATGACTCTGATCCTTGTATGGTACGTCAATAAAATGGGCGATCAGCACAAGGAAGAGCTTGACGCTCTCCGTTCTACCGTAGAACAGAACAGCAAGGTTATTGTAGAGAATACCACCATCCTCAGCATGATCTGGCAGAAGATCGGAGCTGACGACAAAGATGAGTAAGGTATTTGTACCAAGAACAACATGTCCGGCCAAATATGATCCGCTATGGACTCGCAGGGAATACGGCGGAAAATCGCCATGCATTAAAGGCAAGCCTGCAGCATGGCCGGGATCCGTGCTCAGCAACTGTGTTGGCTACTGCTACGGAAGAGTAGCAGAACTTAACAATGGCAATATGCTCCGGATCGGACATTCATCTGCTATCGACTATCCAATGAATGCGCAGGACTGGTTCACCGCCAGAGACGGTCTGGAGCGTGGAAGCGTTCCTAAATTAGGAGCTGTAGCATGCTGGAAGCGCAGAGATCTCCGGTCCGGTCATGTGGCCATGGTCGAGAAGGTCAACGCTGACGGCAGCTGGATGTCTTCTGAAAGCTCATACAAAGGCTCAGCATTCCGCAATAAGACGTATAATAAGAACTCCTATAAATGGAATTACATTTTCCAGGGATTCATTTATCCGCCTTATGTCAATGACTATGTGGAAGCTGAAGAACTGGCTGTCGGTGATAAGGTCGTCATAACCGGTCCATATTGTGCTAACAGTTTAGGCTTAGGCAGAAAATATACTGCTGCTGTCGGATGGACGAGACAGATATTGCAGATATATCCGGGCAGACCTTATCCGTATAAAGTCGGATATGGTTCTACCACTTTGGGATTCTTCAAGAAGGAATCACTTGAAAAGAAGGAGTAAATATGAATATTGATGATATTCTGAGACTGCAGGAAGCAGGCTACTCAGCTGATGAGATCGCCAAGCTTGCTCCGCTGATCAAGGAAGCACCGGCACAGAAGCCGGCACCTCAGCCAAAGGAAGATCCGAAGGCTGATGAACGCTTTACAGCTCTGAATGATAAGGTCGATAATCTTATCAGCACCATTCAGCAGCTCAGCATTAAACAGTCAGACCAGCAGTCCGAACAGCAACCGGAATCGCTGGTTGACATAGCCAATACTATATTAGGAGGTATGAAATAATGGCTGTAAACAATTTAGATTTTAACCAGGCCGCTACGTTACTGAGCAATATCCTCTTTTATGCTCAGGGCCGCACCGGCACCGTGCCGACTGTACCGACAAGCGAACAGGAGTTCGTCTCTGTTGGCCAGATGGCATTAAAGACGGGCTATGACAAGTTAGCAACCGCTATCAGTCAGGTACTGTCTGAAACTATTTTCTCTGTCCGTCCATACAGCAGAAAGTTCAAAGACCTCAACGTCTCTGAGCAGATGTATGGAGCAATCACCCGCAAGCTGGCAGTCGTTGACAAGCCATTTGAAGATGATCAGAAGTTCGATCTGGTAGATGGCCAGTCTGTTGACCACTATGAAGTCAAGAAGCCTCTGGTCCTGCAGCTGAACTTCTACGGAGCCAACGAATTCCAGGATCATGTAACCATCTACACCGAACAGCTCGACATGAGCATGACCGGCAGTGCCCAGTTCTCACAGTTCATCAGCATGGTCATGCAGAACATGTCAGATAAGATCGAACAGGCACATGAAGAACTGGCAAGAAGTGCCATGAATGTCATGATCGCTGACAGTATCTGGTTATCCGAAGCTCAGGGCGGTAACTCACCTTATGTTCAGAAGGTCAATCTGATCACTGAATACAACCAGCTGACCGGTCTGTCACTGACCACACAGACTGTCTTCCAGCCAGCCAACTTCCCGGCCTTCATCAAGTTCTGCTCAGCCAGAATCGCCAGCATTTCTGACATGCTGACCAGCCGCTCTCTGTTATTCCATCAGAACGTTACCGGCAAGGAACTTATGAAGCATACTCCAAAGGCTGACCAGAGACTCTACATGGTTTCTGATTTCCTGAATAAGATCAAGGCCATGGCACTCTCTGAGATCTTCCATGAGAACATGGCGGACATCACAGCCGAGCCTATCGACTACTGGTATGACATTAAGAATCCTTACAACATCAAGCTGGATGGCGCTTGTTGCCTGCAGTCTGATGGTACTCTGACCAATCTGGTCGAGGACGAACAATTCCAGTTCGACGGTAAGGTCGTTGGTGTTGTCTTCGACAGAGACGCTGTCGGTTACACCACAGTCAAGCACACTGTCAGCACCACTCCGCTGAACAGTGCTGGCTTATACTTCAATACTTACTACCACTTTACCGACAAGTACTGGGTAGCAAATGAAGAGAACTGCGTTGTCTTCTTACTAGCATAGCCGGTCTTACTCCTTTCACCGGTTGGGAGCCGGTTTTCCCTCTAGCTTTCCGGCTCCCTTTCATTTAGGAGGTAAAATATATGATAACTGTTGGACTGGCTTCATTTGCTAAGCCAAACAACTCTACAAGAATAGCAGCCGCCAGCAACTTCACCAACTACAACGGTGTACTGGTGGAACCATGCTCTATCATGAAGCCGCTGATCAAGTTTGAAGGTGTTCAGGTGTGGAATTATAACTATGCCTATATATCACAGTTCAGCCGCTACTATTTCATTGACGACTATTACACGGAAAACGGATTCTGGTATGCTCAGATGACTGTTGATGTACTGGCCAGTTTCAAGACTTCTATAGGATCCTCAACTCAGTACATTGAAAGAGCAGCCAATAAGCAGAATGCTTATGCTCTGGATATGTTCTATCCAACTACCGGAGATTTTACAGAGACAGTACAGACTGTCACCAGCACGACTGTTGATGATTTCTCAGACGGTTGTTTCGCTTTGAACGTAACAGGTGCTTCAGATGATATAGTCGCAACTTATATGTGCCCTTATGCAGATTTCAAGAAAGTGTTAAAAGCACTATATGCATGTGGTTCCGATCCTGATTCGTGGCTGAATCTGGGACAGGGTCTCATCAATTCAATATTCGATCCTATGAAGCACATTGGATCAGTTATCTGGTTTCCGAATTGCTGGTGGATGAGTGGATGGGCCATTGAAGCTAATGCGGTCACGTCATTATTTATTGGTCTATGGGCCTTGACGGGAACTGGTGATGACGCTTTTAAGATATACAAAGTTCCTGGTCTTCTGCATAATAGCAAAACAGTAACATTTCCAAAACATCCACAGGCCGCCACTTATGGCAAATATCTGAATCTCGAGCCATACAGCCGCTATCTTTTCAGGGATCCTGTATTCGGTGACATTCAGCTAAATGCCTCTAAGATGATTGATACAGCCTCAGCAGATTTCCACAAATACACGGATCCAGCCACAGGTCAGCAGCTTATCATTCTTCCGGATGGTCAGTACCGTACCGCTCAGGCAGGATTCCTGATTCCTATGGAAAACAATTCCCTTAATGTTGGAGGCTTACTGTCTTCTGTTGGAACTGCAGCTGCAGGTCTAATCACTGGAGATGTCACGAGTGTTGTAGCAGGCTCATTAGGAGCTGTAACCAATTTCGTTCAGCCGGTCACAACTGTCACCAGCCAATCAGGTTCTCTTATCAGTCATTGTGTTGAAGAAAAGCTCGTTGGCCAATTCTGGAAAACATCATCACAATATCCAGCAAGATTCGGTAAACTCTACTGCACTCAGGCCGCCATTAATACCGTTTCGGGGTATGTCAAATGTAAGGACGCACACTGGCAGAATAACAAGGCCTTTGCGGATGAGATCCAGATGGTAGAAGCTTACCTGAATGGTGGGATGTTCTATGAGTAGTTCGATATTTATTCCAAGAACAACATCACCGCCGGAAGGAGATCCTTATTGGATCTCTAACAGAGATAACTGGGGAGGATATAACAAATATCCAATACAGGATTCTTCTAATGGTGACACATTACCAAACTGCACAGCCTACGCTGAAGGCCGCTGGATGGAGATACTTAATCTCACCAGTACGCCTCTATATCTGGCCAATGCCAATCTGTGGTATGGTCACACGCAGGACGGATATGCCAGAGGACAGGAGCCAAAGCTCGGAGCCATCATCTGCTGGGACACCGACAGCATGGGACACGTTGGAATTGTCGAGAAGATCGGCAGGGATGTCAACGGAAACATAACTGTCATTCATGTCAGTTATTCAGCACTCAATGGAGCCCGGTTCACTTACCGCAACAATATCTACCCGCCGCTTTACAAATACAAAAATAACTGTACTCTGCAGGGCTTCATATACAGCCCGGTGGAGTTTCTAGAAACTGACTACGCTGCTATTCTGGCAGCCGCACAAAGAAAGCGGAAGAAGTTCCGCAGACAATACTAGGAGGTACTATGTATTACTCTTATGAAATGATCAATAAGGTCATGAGCCAGTACAATCCATCCTCTATCCATACCAAGGACACAGCGCTCTTCAGATACTATCAGCGCTATCTCTTCCAGAAGGTCATGTCAGTCTTTGAGTTTAAAGGCCTGAATCCCAACTGGCCGGAGAATTATTTCTATACGGTCCTGTTCGGTTTCGGATTTATCGCAATCGCTGACATACCACCATTCATGGTTATTCCTCAGCACTGCACCATTTCCGGTCCGCTCAATGTCTTCTATCAGCCTAAAGAGGTCATCATAGCCAATCCAGCTATCAAGGACCTGCAGAGACTGGAGATCGGCAAGGATTGCGAAGTTATCAAGATGATGCCGGACTGGGGTTCACCTATTGACATTGTGAACTTCTATGCTGACATGATGGCACTGTCCGCAGAAACTGCAGCGGTCAACACCATCAACAGCAAGCTCAGCTATGTCTTATTCGCCAAGAACAAGGCCACGGCTGAATCACTGAAGAAGTTATATGATCAGGTTGCTTCAGGTGAACCTGCCACGGTCGTCGATAAGCTTCTGATGAATGAAGACGGTTCACCGAACTGGGATACTTTCACGCAGGACCTCAAGGGCAACTATATTGCCGGTCAGATCCTGGAGGATATGAAGCAGTGGGAAGACCGATTCAACACTGATATAGGCATTCCGAATGCCAACACTCAGAAGAAGGAACGACTGATCACTGATGAAGTAAATGCCAATAATGTGGATACGAGGACTAAATCTGACCTATGGCTCGCTACAATGCGAGAGGGAGTCTCTGCTGTAAATAAACACTATGGCATGAATATTACAGTGGACTACCGCAAACGTTTGCTGGAAGGCTCTAAAATCGCTCAGGAAGAGGGTGACGAATCATGGCAAGAGGACTAATGTTTTCTACAATGGGCCTGTACCGTATTGACGACACGCTGTTCGATAACCTGCTGCTGCCGACATCAGTGGACAGACAGGCATTCATCGACAAGCTGTTAGTTGATACCGCCGAGCTGGAAGTATGCTATCCTAACGTTGATATGATGAAGTATTCGCTGGGCACATGGTCCAAAGCACACATCCATGACTGGCAGATCATTGATGATTCCCTGAATAAGGAAGACTATGATCCATTCACTGATTTTGATAGAAATGAAGAATATGAAGAAAACTTCAACACTAACGGAACCGGTGAAGAGAATGGAACAGGGTCTCAAAGAGCATTTAATGAGGCTGACTTGACGGATGTAACTGGCTCGCATTCCTCAGCTGTCAATAATCAGACAGGAACAAGAACCCATAAAATGCACCAGTACGGTAACTCTGCACTGGGCACTAACCAAGACATCATTGAGAAAGAAGTTAAGATCAGACGGAATCTCAATCTATATGATATTATCATTAATCAGTATAAGCAGGACTTCACACTGCTGGTATATTAAGGAGGACAATATATGCCTATCTATGATATGTACCCATACACCAATCTCCATGAAATGAACCTTGATCAGATCATCGCTGAAGTTGAATCCTTCAAGGGCATTCTGGACGGTCTCGCAGATCAGCTGAATCAGCTGACCGGTTATCTGCAGGCTATTGCTGTCAATGAATCCAATGTCACTATCGACAGAGACGTTGTCATTGACGGTTCACTGACTGCTGATGACATCACCGGTCAGTTCGATATTTCAGCAACGTCAGCAGACAAGCTGAATGTCAATGGCGGTGACGTCTCCAATCCGGTTTACTTCGCTAACGGTGTACCAACTCCAACCGGAAACACGCTGACTAAGGACATCACCGGAAACGCCGGAACAAGCACCAAATGGTTTCAGCCAATCACATTGAGACTGGTCGGTGACGTAACCGGTCAGGCTGCAGTAGATGGCAGCGGCAACGTTCAGCTGCTGACAACTATTCAGGGCACTACACCGGACGCCATCACATCAATTCCGAATGACCTGACGATTGACGGTGATCTGCTCATCACAGCCAACCACACTGTGACAGCTGATTCCTTCATTGGTGTAGCTTCCAGCGCTCTGACTCTGGCAGATCTGACAGCCACCATCACAGAGCTGAACTACATGGACGGTGTCACATCACCTGTTCAGACTCAGCTCAATGGCAAGCAGGCCACCATCACCGGAGCCGCTACAACTGTCACAACTTCCAACCTTACAGCAAGCAGAGCACTTGTATCTAACTCTTCAGGTAAAATCGGAGTAAGCACCATTACAAGCACCAAGCTTGGTTATCTGACGGATGTTACATCCAACATTCAGGCGCAGATCAACGCCAAGCAGCGCACCGTCTTATCCGGCACAGCCGATCCAACTGCTGCAGATGGTGTCAATGGTGACATCTATATCAAGTATTCAGCCTAATGTCTGTAACTTATCCAATTACAGTCTACGACTCAGGAGAGTTCAATAAGAAGCAGCAGTCTTCAACTTTCCAGTACTATTACCAGTGCACAGCAGTCGTCAACAGCCAGGACATTTCGGCTAAGACATCCAACATCACTCTGAAAATGGTCATGTATTGTAAGAGCTCAGGCTCTACAAAATGGACAGGAGTAGCGAATGCCTATGCTCCTTACGGTTATATCAACGTATGGAACGGAACAGCCTATAACCGGCTTGTTACCGGAGACTATATCAGCAGATATGCGACAAGTACAACACCGCTGGTGATCGCTGAATATACAGGTGACTTCCAGCACGATTCAGATGGCACGCTGACACTGGACCTACAATTCGGCTGGAATACTGGCTCAGGTTCAACAGCCAACTATCGCCCAGCTTCTTTCACTCATGACGGAACGACCGAAGGCATTCCGACTCTGGCCGCCATGATCAGATTCAAGGTCAATGGCAGCTGGGTTGAAGGCCAGCCATTCGTCAAGGTCAATGGAGCCTGGAAAGAGGCTTCTGATGTCTTCATTAAAATAAATGGAGCTTGGAAAGAAAATGCTTGACCAGGCTTGACCACTATGCTATAGTATAGTTGTTAGATATCATAAGTATCGCCACTCAAGACTAACAAGGAT